GTCAAGCAGGCTGTGAAGCGTCTCGACGCGGTCGGGCGTGAGGTCGTGTTTTGTGAGGTTCACGCTGCACCTTTGAGAGCTGCGTCAGCGATCTGGCCCATTTCCCACAAGGCGCGGGTGTGGCCTTCTGCAAAAGCGTCAAGGATCATGTCGTTGACGGTGTCCCGCAGATCGTCTGACCAGTTCGGAGGCCATGAGACGGACGGGCCATCGCTGGGTTCTTTGGCCGGCGCTTCGCTTGCGATCTTTTCAAGCGTGCCGATCAGGCGTTCGATCACGTCAGCAGACAGATCAAGCAAGTCTGCCGTCTCGTTGATTTCATCAATCAGGTTCATGCCGACACCCGCTCATCGCGGGCCAGATCGTTGTAGTAGTCGGCCTTGTCTTCATCCGAATAGCGACCGTCAGCGGCGTACAGCGCATCGGACGCCTGATTGTAGAGATACACCCACTGGCGGTGCTTGGCGGCGGGAACCTCGCTGATGCCGTAGAACTCGATGCGGCAAGCGGAGGCAAACAGCTCCCAGCCGTGTTCGCAGAGGTTCAGGTTGTCCGCCACGAGATCGAGCGTCATTTCGAACATCTCGATGTCGGTAGCGCGGGGCAGCTCAAGCGCGGCCAGCGCCTCGGACTGGCGGCGCGTGAAGTTCAGCGCCATCTGGTTGAGTTCGTCTGGGGTGTAGGTCATCTGGTGGCTCCCAACTGGTGTGAGAGCAATGTGCACTAGGTGCACGTCACCTTGCAAGCTTTATTTGTGCACCGGATGCACTTTTATTCAAGCGGACTTTTTCGATGTGTTAGTGAGTGCCTGGAGAACGGCCTGCGCTTTGGGGCGTTCGGCTGGCGGGATGCGGTCCCAAATCGTCCAGATCGCGTCTGGGGCTGTGGGATCGCGCACAAGCAGGTCAGCCGGTTCGCACATCAGCGCATAAGCTGCGGCTTCCAGAAAAGCCTGATGATAGTCTAGTTTGCCATTCTCGATCTTCGAAACAATCGTGCGGTCAATGCCTATCCGGTCGGCAAGCCCTTCTTGGGTGATGCCACGGTGCTTGCGCCATTCCTTGAGGAAGATGCGCTGCCGTTGTTGCTTCTTGATCATGGCGGCATCGTTCGCCCCCGCTCATTCGCGTCTATGGCATCCGGTGCACATTTCTCTTGCCCCCTATTGACGACTGACGTGCACTAGGTGCACATTCCGGTCATGACATTCGCCAAGTGGTTAGAGCTTTCGCATATCGATGACGCCAAAGCGGCGCGCATGTTTCGCCGTGACCGCGCACATATTTCGAAGCTGCGCCGGGGCAAGGTTACACCGTCTTACGAGCTGATGCTTGTAATTCGTGACGTATCCGACGGCGCTGTGACGCTCGATAGCTGGGCGCCCGAGGCTTCCCGCGCTTCCCGTAAGGGAAGGGTAGCCGCATGACCCACCCCCATTCAGTTTCGCGCGGTCCCCAACCCCACGCGAACAGCGACGCCGGATCCAAGCCCCCCGGCACCCACCCGGCGTCGCTGACCCTTTTCCGACCATCCTGAAACGAAACGAGCGGCCCGCTGTGAACGGACCGCTCGCCAAAACTATCGACCACTCGCGGAAGTTGAGATTCCGATGCAAGCCGACCCTGAAACAATCCTCCAGAAGTTTGACAGTTCCAAGGCTGTTGCTGCGCCTGCTGAGAAGCTGCGCGTGCTGTCCCTGTTCGCGGGCATCGGCGGCTTCGACTTGGGCCTTGAGCGCACGGGCGGATTTTCCACCGTAGCCTTCTGCGAAATCAACGAATTTTGCCAGCGCGTGCTGGCGAAGCATTGGCCGCACGTTCCCTGCTTCCCGGATATCACGAAACTGAAAGGCCAAGATGTTGGAACAGTTGATGTTATTTGCGGAGGCTTCCCCTGCCAGGACATTTCGACCGCTGGACCGCGAGCAGGCATTGAAGGCGAGCGCAGTGGCTTATGGAAAGAGTTCGCCCGTCTTATTGGCGAACTACGACCCAGCTTCGCGATCGTGGAGAACGTCACAGCGCTGCTTGGTTTCGGAATGGGCCGCGTTCTCGGAGACTTGGCCGCGCTCGGGTACGATGCAGAGTGGCATTGCATACCAGCGTCCGCCGTTGGTGCCCCTATCACTCGTGACCGACTTTGGATTGTGGCCGTGTCCACAAGCGGGGTCACGCGCGACGGCAGGCCGACAAGCGATCTCCTGGGACTTCAAAGAGAATTTTTGCAGGCGTGCAGGTGTGCCGATGACAGCGCGCTTGAACCCGGAATTGATCCAATTTCAGATGGGGTTCCCTCCCGGTTTCACCGAATTAGCGCCCTCGGAAACGCCGTAGTTCCACAAATTCCAGAGCTTATCGGTCGCGCAATCCTCCAAGCTCGGAGGGCGGCATGAGCGAGATCATCGATCGCGCCGACGAAATCCGCGCCATCGCCCACAATCCCAAATGCAAGACCATCAACGACCTTGCGACGGCATTCGGCTGGAACATGGAAACAGCCCGACACGCCAACCAGGTTCTCAGCCTCGGACTTGGCGATGCTCGCCTCCAAACAGGGCCGAAAACCGAGGCGCGATCCGTCCCGAAGCCGGTGAAGCGCAAATGATCGAGCAGCAAGCCCCTGACGATCTGCCGCTTTTTGCCTTTGGTGGTCGCACCTTCAACGCTGACCTCGACGCAAAGCGCCTCGGCGCACAGCTCACCCGCGTCCTGCAAGCCATGTCCGATGGCCGCTGGCGCACGCTCGCAGAGATCCAGACGCGCATTCAGGCCATGACCGGCAAGCGCGATCCAGAGGCATCCCTCTCAGCCCGCCTGCGCGACATCAGGAAGCTCTACGGCGAGGAGGCGATGGAAAGCCGCCGCCGCACTGAGGACGGCGTGGACGGGCTTTGGGAGTACCGCAGCAACGCTGTGCTGGGGGGCGCGGAATGAGCCGCTTTGCCGCCGTCCCAACTGCCGCGCTCGATGATGAGCGCCTCGAAGCCCTCCACATTCGCGTCCTGACGGCCCTGTGTAGCTATGCCGACAAGGATGGCTGGTGCCGGGTAGGGCAGGACAAGATCGCGCTCCGCGCCCGCACAAACCCCGCCCGCGTGTCTCAGTGCATCAAGGACTTGTCCGACTGGGGCTGGATGCGGCGCCAGCGGGTCGGGAAAATGAAGGTCAACGTCTACCAAGTCCTCATGGACTGCGAGATGGACGCAGCCATCGACTTGCCCAGCGAGCAAGAACAAATTGCCGACACGGCAAATCACGTGACTTGCCCACCCAGCAAATCACCTTTGCCGCTGGAGCAAATCACACTTGCTCCCACGGCAAATCCTATAGGAACACCGTTTCCTAACACCGTTTTGAACACCGCCGACGCCGTCTCAGGCGCGCTGACGCGGGAACAATTCGTTGCCATCACGGATCGCATCTTCGCAGTCTGCGGACCGGGGCTTGTCGATCCGACGAAAAGCGCAACGCCAATTCAAAAGCTGTCTGGTCGCCTCACGGCATGGCTGACGCGGTACGACCTGGAACTCGACATCCTCCCGGTCCTTGCATCGAAAACCGCTCACAAGCGCGCCGGCAAGCCGATCTACGACCCGACAATTTTCGAGGACGACATCGCGGCCCATCACGCCGCGCGCAATCGCCCGCTCCCAACACTGGAGATCATCAATGGCGGACACGAGCGTTCCAGCCCTGCTGGACGAGGCCAAGCCTATCGAGGTCGAGGACCGTCTGAGGACATCCTTGACCGAGCACTCGCTAATCTGGATGGACGACAGGCTCGTCCCGACATCATCGAGCATACCGGACCGACGCGCGCTCGCGCCGCTGCGGGAGGCATTTGACCTCGCATGTCAACCCGCAGACCCGGACCTACTCAAAGCCTGGCTGAGCGTCCTTTGGATCGCCACGAAGAAGCAATCCGGCATGGCCGACCTGCGCACGGACAACGTGCTGCGGGTCTACGTCGCGGCCCTGAGCAAGTACCCGGCAGACCTCGTGGAGCGGGCAATTTCAACTTGGGCGGAAGTCCCGAAGCCGCGCGATGCGCATCACTGGTGGCCCGCAGCGGGCGAACTGGTGGACGCGATCCGCGGCCCAACGGAAACGCGCCGAATGATTCGAAACGGCTTGATGGAGTGGGACATGGATAAGGGCAAGCACACGCGCCTTTCGCAGCTTTACCGCGAACTGGCCGTGCTTGAGGGCGGGGATTTCACTTTTGCGGTTCGTCACCTGATGGACGCCGACCGTGAAGAACAGATCGAGGGACTGCGCCGCGAGCAGGAGCGCGTGCGCCGCGAGATTTTCGAGATTGAGGGGCCGAACACATTCGCCCGCGCCGCAGGGGAGGCATGACCATGACCACATTCAAAGCGACCATCAGCGAAGTGCAGTCCGTTGTGGCGGATGTCTGCGGCATCCCGCGCGAAGCACTCAAGAGCAGCTCCCGACGCCGGGTCTGGGCATGGCCGCGTCAGGAAGCCATGAAGCTGGCGCGTGAACTGACCGGCCACAGCTACCCGTCGATAGCCCGTCACTTCGGGGGCCGGGACCATACGACCTGCCTCTACGCGGATCGCAAAGTGTCTCTGCGAGAACCGGAAGACGCGAAGCTTGCCGCGCGCCTGAACGAATGCCGCGCACGTATCGCAGAGCTTGTCTCCCAGCGCATTGGCAAGCTGCTGGTGATGCAATCGCAAGGTGCATCTTCAGACTGGACCCCGCCGCCGCCGATGAAGCTTTCAAAGCCAGACGTTGTGGTGGCGTCGATCGACTTAAAATCTTGGCGCGCTCTTGGCGGTGAAATCCGCGAAGCCGCATGACCTGCCAGCACTGCGAAGAACTGCAAGAGAAGATCTGCCAGCTTGAGCGCGAGCTTTACGGCAAGGACTACGTGCCGCCGATTGAGTTGCGCCTGTCACAGACGCAAGCGGCGATGCTGGGAACGCTGCTGCGCTACGATCGCGTAGTGTCTCACGAGCTGCTGTTTGAAGCCACACGCACCTATCGCACGACCAGGATAGAGCCGGACCCGAAGCTCGTACACGTCCAGCTATTCAAGCTGCGTGAGAAGATTCGCCCATTCCGGCTGGTGATTGAAACGGTCTGCGGGTTCGGTTTCCGCCTCAGCGCGGACACCCGCAAGCGGCTGCTCAACTGGGATGAACGGAGGGCCGCGTGACCCTCTGCACAGGCTCCGGTTCACTTCTTCACCACATCTACTGCCACGTAGAGCGCAGCTTCACTCGTACTGGAACGGCGAGCGGCTTCGAGCCTTGCGTCTGGTTCGGACTTCGCAGCTTCGCAGGCCGCGCATGGGGCTGTCATGTCCTGCTTGAGTGTGGAGCCGTAGTCCGTGACATCCCGCTGCACGCGCTGGCTCGATACGATGAACCGGATGACGGGCCGTGGACGCTCGAAGAAAGCCAGCATTGGGACTGCTACGGTGACCAGTTCAGCCTTGTCCGTTACACCTACCTGCAAGGGCTAGAGGCGCGCGTCAAATGCGCATCGGCAGAGCATCTAGGCGAATACCTGTTTACGGCTTGCCCGCTCAACGATGGCTTCAGCGCAGAGCCTGAACAGAGCAAAGAGTTCATGTTCCTGGCGCTTCGGAATGGACGCTTCTGCGCACAGCCAACGAACCGCGTCCTGTTCATAGAACGCAGCTTCACCGATGACACTGGCTGGCCGGCAGACATCCAGCGCCAGAGCGAAGTCTGGTCATGCGAGAGCGAGGAGGCAGCGTAATGTCATCCGTATACTATCCCAAGCCTCGCGGCACCGAACGCTGGACGGGCAAGCCCAAGGAACCGAACCAGTTCTGCAAGAAGGTCAGCTACCGGCACGGCAGCGCTTACGAGTGCTCAGAGCCGACGGAGGGCAAAACCTACTGCCCGTCCTGCGCTCGCAAGCTCCTGACGCTCACCGATCGCCAGTCACCAGAGCAGCCCGCGCCCAAGGCATACGCGTGGACGCAGGACCAGATCTTTCCGCGCAAGCGGGCGTAGCGTTCACACACAATCAAAGGGACCACACATGACACTTCGCGAAGAACTGGAAGACCGGGCTGACAAGCTGGACGCTGAACTGCTGGACCTGTCTGGCCGCATCAAGGAGATTGAGCGCCAGAGCAACGAGCTGCATACGTGCCTCAATGCTCTCGACATTGCCGAGATGGATGCTGAGGACGCTGCGCTTGAGGACGCGGGCCTCCTTCACAGCAAGGCCCTTTTGGACGAGATGGTGCTTGGAGGCGACGCTCCCGCTTCAGAAGACGAGCAGCCAGAGCTGCACGCGGGACCGCTCGACGACGACGCCTCCTATTTCGACCCTCCGATCACAGTGCCAGAAAGCGACGGCGTAGAGGAAGAACGCGAACGAGCCGCAGCCATAGAGCTGACAGCAGACGTTGAACCCGAAATCCAGGCGCTCATTGAAAGCGGCGAGCATTCCTACGACGAGGTAGCGGCCATCGCGTACCCAGAGCCGCAATGGAACGAGCCCCAGACCGAGGGATACGCGCCTGTCACCAACCCCGAGGCTGACGCACTCGCCAAGGCTCACGACTATTATAGCCCGGAGAAGGTCGCAGAGCGCAATCGGTTCAACCCGTGGGGCATCTTCAAGCGCGAGCCGGAGGAAGTCTCATGAAGCGCCTGGTCATCTTCGCCGCGCTGATCGCAATCGTCTGCACCTTCATGGCCGCGCTGATTAATCCGCACTTCGGGCTGCTGCTGGTCGGCATCGCCATCCTCGGCGTGCTTTGGCGCATGGCAGGCGGCATCGCGGAGACCAGTGAGGAATACGAGACGGAGGCGCGCGATGTGGATTGAGCAGGGCTTCTGGATCTGTCTCGTCATGCTGGCGATCTGCCTCGCGCTCCCCGCGCTTAGCTTCGTCTTCGGATGGGGGCGCAAGCAATGAGCGGAGAACAACTGGCGCTTCTGGTGGGCGTCATCGCAGCCCTGCCGTTCCTCGGCTGGATCGTCTGGAACGCGATCAAGCACGGTAGCGGGGGCAACACATGAGGATATCCGCACTCGCAATCCTCGGCCTCGTGGCGCTGTTTCTGTACGCGCCGCAGAGCTTCAACGTGATGCTAGCAGGCTTTGGCGTTCTCGCGCTGATCCTGATGGCAATCGGAGTTGCATTTGGACACGAAAGGCGCAGACGATGACACGCGAAAACATCGAGCGGGCCTATTCCAAGCGCGCCCGGCGCATCCAGCGCAAAGCCGTGGCGAGGGCGTCAGGCCCAGCGATCCGGCTCACGGGGCAGGAAGAGGTCATCCGGCATCAGACGCTCGTCACGCGCGCTGTCATCGAGCCGGAAAACCTCCGCTGGTATGGCTTGTGTGTGGAGTCGAACAGGGAAGAGCGGGTCATCCAGGTTCTCGACCTGTGCAGCGTCCCTGCTGCAATCCCGACCGTGGCAAAACACAAGGTTCGCCGCGGCAAGGTATTCCGCTGGCGCTCGCCCATCTGCCACGGTCTAGTGATGGTCGGCTTCCCCGGCACATCCCCGATCCAGTTTCATGAGCTGACCCGGTTCGGGTTGGTTCATGGCTTCGTCAAGCACGCTGGTGTCCCGCGTCAGATACCGTGGGCGGCAAGCTACGAGCAGGACGGCAAGGTCAAGCGGGGCGGCGTCCAGACGCTCCTTGCCGATCTGGAGGCGGTGCGTGTCGGCGCCGCAAAGTATATGCGGATGCATCCGGCCTATGACGTGGGCGACGTTGTCCGCGTCGAGGAAGGACCGTTCGCCGGCCATCGTGGCGAGGTTATCGGAAGCACGAACCTGGACGTTCAGGTGCTGTTGACCCTGTTCGGTCGCGCGTCTCCGACGACGATGGCGATCGGTGACGTGGTCAAAGCGGCGTGAGCCAGAACATCTCTCATGCTGTCATGGCTCAGCGTCATGAACCGTTAGACAGCCGGGATGACTTCCCAACACCCCCGTGGGCTGTCAGGGCGTTGTGTGAACACGTCCTGCCCACAAAGGCGCTGAAGTCGCTGACGTGCTGGGAACCTGCCTGTAACCGGGGCTACATGGCAAAGCCGCTGGCGGAATACTTCGGGGAGGTCATCACGAGCGACATCCACAACTACGGATGGGACGGGCATCAGCTCGTGCGGGACTTCCTGATACCCCATACGGATGATCCCAAGGCTGACTGGATCATAACCAACCCGCCCTTCAAGCTTGCCGCTCAATTCACGATACGCGCCTTGGGCATCAGCAACACGGTCGCCATGCTGGTCCGCACAAGCTTTCTGGAGGGCCAGGAGCGGCATGAGACGCTGTTCAAGCCACACCCGCCATCGATCGTCTCGCAGTTCGTGGAGCGTGTTCCTATGGTTCGCGGCAGGCATGACCCCGATGCGTCAACGGCAACGTCCTATGCGTGGATCATCTGGAAGCGCGGCTGGTCGAAGGGGACGCAGTTCCAGTGGATCCCGCCCTGCCGTCGCCAGCTACAGCGGGCAAGCGATGCGTAATCTCTCCACAACTCAACTGGTTGACGAATAGCGTCGAACTGGTGTCTATTCCGTGTGGGGCAGTTGGTAGAATGGCGTTCGCCCGCCAACCACCCGGATTGCGGAAGGCCGACCGGCTCGCCCGACAATCCGCGTTTGCGAGATATTGCCCAAAATCACCGCACCAAATCGGAGAAGGGGGCTTCTCCCATGTCCCTATCCTTCGCAGACTTTGCGTGGATCTTGCTGGCCCTGACTGCGGCTATCGCGGCAGGGGCCTATTTCTTCTCAAAGAACCGCGTTGAGCCTGTCGGCGTCGTCCGCTCCAACGATTTCACGGACGAACGCTTGAGGCAGGCAGCAATCCAGGCCGTCAAAGGCGTGGACGTCTCGCGGATGGGCGCCGAAGAGGCCGAAGCGCATCTTGAGGAACTGGCCCGGCACGCTGTCGCCCGTGAATACTCAGAGATTTACCCCGGCCTGAAGGTTGAGGTTACCCCAAGCTGGCCCGACGCCAAGTGCGTGATCAGCGGCAACATCGCCTCGATACGCCTATGGATCGGACACCGGATCGTTGGGGATAAAGAGGGCATCCGTTCCATTAACGTCGAGGTAAACCGCCAGCCGACCCTAAAGCTGGAAACCCGGCGCCCGCTCAAGGACGCTTGGGGCGATCTGACCAGCCCGCCGGCCAAGTCCGAACCAGTCGCGCCCCGCCTCAAGGTTGCGCCCCCGCCATCCACAACCCCGCCGCCCCGCGCTGCACCGCGCAAGGCGACACTGAAGCGGTAGGCCCATGATCAAGCGCCTGAGTTTCAAGAACCCCAACCGGGGGCGGCAACCCCGCGCCAATCCGTTCCTGAGAGCCTGGCGCGTCACGCGCCGCAAGAGGGTCGCCTATGAGCGAGCCCTAGTCTGCGACACCCTCAAGCACCTGTCCCGCCAGATAGCCCGTATGGAGGCTGTAGCCCGCGCGTGGGACGTTCCGATGGAGCCTGTCGGCCCGCTGCCGCGCATCCCTGAGATGCCGACGCAAGACTGGATCGAATTTCGCCGCGCGATCGGCTCGCTGAAAGACCCCGTGAAGCCCGCGCCGACCGAGCCACAACCAGCGTGACAGACGAACAGACCATGATAGCCCTGACAGCAGCCTGCGGAATCCTGGCGCTGCTGTTCCTTCGGGCATCCTTCATCGCAGCAATCCGAGGCGCACGGCTCAAGCGGATGCTCCGCGAGCTGGAATAGCTGACAAGTTCAACAGACGGAGGGCGGTCAGTTTGGCTGACGCCTCCGCACCCCATTCGAGGCATAGCCCCAAACCATGCCAGCCGTAACAATCGTGGAGAGCGGCGGCGTCGGTGTTACCCCGGTCGCGTCTAATGGCGTTCTGATGACGCCGACCACGTCTGGCGGGGTGGCGGTAACGATCGCGGCCAATGCAACGCCAGTGGTGTTCTTGTCCGAAACGGGCGAGAGCCTGCTGGAAACCGCCACGGCCTATCTCGGTGAGATTGAGCCGCTGCATTATTGGGATTTCACCGGCAACCGGGCAGTGTTTTCCGGCCTCGACGTTGGAGGGGTCACAAGCACCCCAGGCTGGAGTTTCACGCGCGCCACGGTCGGGACGGCTGAAACCGTAGCAGGCGAGATTGTCCAGTTTGCATCGGGCCAACTGCGCCGCACGGATCGCGGCGTTCTGATCGAGGGCGCCAGGACCAATCTTTTCCTCAACAGCGCGACCGGCGCCACGCAAAGCATCTCCGTCACCGCTGCGGCTCACACGCTGAGCTTCCGGGGAACGGGAACCATCACCCTAAGCGGCGTCTCAACGGCAGGGCCGCTCGTCGGTTCCGGCGCCAATACCCGCGTCACCCTGACCTTCACCCCCACGGCGGGCTCGCTGACCCTGACCGTGACGGGCTCCTGCACCAACGTACAGCTAGAGCTAGGATCGTTTGCCTCAAGCTGGATACCCACGGCAGGGACAAGCGTCATCCGTGATGCGGACGTGCTGACGATTTCCAGCCCAGGTGTGAATTACCCTCTGAGCCTGTTTGCTGAGATCGTCCGTGTTGTGGATGCTGGCCCAGTGAGCGCGGCGGCTGAGGTCTCCATCCAGATTGGCGACGGCACAGATGCGGAGCGCGTAAACATCGGCGTGGCCAGCACGGGCCTTGCGCGTGGCGTGATGACAGACGGCGGCGCGGCCGTTGCAAACGTTTCTGTTGCGGGGGCGCTCGCTCTCGACACCACCTACAAGATGGCCGCACGTTTTTCCCTCAACAGCGTGCAGACCTGCCGTTCCGGCACTCTCGGCACGGAAGACACGTCAGCGGCAGTCCCGGCCACGCCGTCAAGCATTTCGATTGGTCTGACGCATGGCGCGACGGGTCCGAATTTCAACTACATCCGCCGCCTTGCAGTTTTCAACACGGGCCTGAGCGATGCCAACCTACAGTTAGCAGCGCCATAACCAAACTACATTCCCTAACGTAAGCCCATCCCTACTGGCTCAAACCCAGAGAGAAGGAACGACTATGGCTAAGCGCAAACCGAGAGACGAGGACCACGACAGCCCTCCTGCTCCAATTGGTCGGCCAAGGCTTTACCAAAGCCCCGAAGCCTTTGCGCTCAAGGCGGATGAGTATTTCGCCGCTTGCGAGAACAAGCCCACGCTAGCCGGCCTCTGCCTGTTCATGGGGTTCTCAGACAAGCAATCCTTCTCAAATTACGAGACTTACGGGCATGACTTTTCCCTAACAGTAAAAAAAGCGCAGATGCGGATCGAGCTGGATCGCCATGAAAGGCTGATCGACAAGAACCGGTTCACGCCTGGCGTCATCTTCGATCTGAAGAACAATCACGGCTGGAAAGACCAGCAGGATCTCAATCACACAGGCACGGTAAGCGTGCAGTTCTCGACGGTGTATGAGCAGCGTCCTTAGCGTTGAGCGCCGCGTCCGTTGGTATCAGCGCGGCTTTCACGAAAGCCTCGTAAGCGGCAAGAAGCGCCGCGCCATCGAGATAGCTCACAGGCGCTGGGGCAAGGACGAGATTACGCTCGCGGCCACATGCGAACTGGCCCACAAGCGGGTCGCCTCCTACTGGCACTGCCTTCCCGAGTACGAACAGGCCCGCAAGGCGCTCTGGACGGCGGTAAACCCGCACACGGGCAAGCGGCGCATAGACGAGGCATTTCCGCCAGAGATCAGGGATTCGAAAGACGAGCAGCAGATGTTTATCCGCCTCAAGTGCGGATCGACATGGCAGCTCATCGGAAGCGATCGATATAACAGCCTCGTCGGCGCTGGCATCGGAGGCGTGGTCTTCTCGGAATGGGCGCTCGCGAACCCAAGCGCGTGGGCCTACATCCGCCCGATGATTGTGGAGAATAACGGCTGGGCCGCGTTCATCACGACGCCGCGCGGCAGGAATCACGCTCACGCCATGTACGAGATGGCGCAGAAAGACCCGGAGAACTGGTTCTCTGAAGTCTCGACGGTTGCGGACACAGGCGCGCTGACGTCAGTCCAACTGAAAGAGGCGCTGGCCGAATACTGCGCGCTCTACGGCGAGGATCTGGGCAAGGCTCAATACGAGCAGGAATACTTTTGCAGCTTCAACGCTGCGGTCATGGGCGCGTTCTACGGCGGAGAGATGGCGCGGCTCAGGACTGAGGGCCGTTTAGTCGAGATGCCTGCCATGCCGGGCCAGCCGGTGCATACCGCGTGGGACATCGGCGTCAGGGACGACACCTCAATCTGGTGGTGGCAGGTCCAGGCTGGACGCCCTGTGATTCTGGCCTGCTACACGAACTCGGGCGGCGGGCTTGAGCATTACGCCGAGCAGGATGCGCTTGTTCGTGCCGAGTATGGCTGGCCCCGAACCAAATACTGCAAGGACTTCGTTCCTCACGACGCCAAGGTCCGTGAGTGGGGGTCTGGCCGGACGCGTGTCGAGTCGATGGAGCGGCTTGGCTTCAGCCCTCACCTTGTCCCGCTGGCGGGCAAACTCGACGGTATCAACGCGGTCAGGATCACGCTCAAGACGGCGATCATTCATCCGAGATGCGAGGTAGGCATCTCCGCGCTTGAGCAATACCGGCGCGATTGGGACGACGAACGCAAGATGTTCCGGGCCAATGAGGTCCACGACTGGACGTCGCACTTGGCCGACGCCTTCCGATACCTCTCGATGGCATGGCGAGCAATGAAGCCGACCGAAGCGCCAATCAAGACGCCGCAGCTAACCGGCACTGTCTACCTCCCCGGCGCTCCTGAGCCCATTCGTGGAAACAAGAAAGACTGGACGTGATGGAAGAGGAGGGCGAGGCAACGGGCGGGGGAGACGGCGAAGATCTACAGCCCGAGTTCGATCGTGATGCTGCGCCGTATCTCAAGATGATCGAGCACGCCGAGAAGGCGTTCGATCAGTGGCACAAGACCTGCGACAATCTCGCGAAGGAGTTCGCCAACCTCAAGCGCCTGGCATCGTCGCGGACTGACCGCGAATTTCAAATGTTTTTTGCGAATTTGGAGGTCGTCAAACCGAGCATCTACAGCCGCGCGCCGCAGCCTGTCGTGGTCCCGCGGTTCAAGGATCGCAAGCCCGTTCCGCGCAAGGCATCAGAGATGCTGGAACGCGCGCTGGTCACCAGCTTCGACGTCGAGCACGTCCACGAGACGATGAAGCGGGTCCGTGATGACCTCGCCCTGTTCGGTCGCGGCGTCATCTGGGCGCGATACGAGACATACGAGAAGGGCGAGGAACTCAAGGAATCCGTCCGTTACGAATGGGTGCATCGCAAGGATTTCCTGCACGAACCTGCGCGGATCTGGTCCGAAGTTGGCTGGGTCTGCCGTGGAACGTGGCTGACGAAGGAGCAGGGCCAGAAGCGTTTCGGCGAGGCTTGGGGTGATGATATCACCTACGAGGAGGCCAAGGACACCGCGACTGAGTACAATGTGGAGAAGAAGGCCCGCGTCTGGGAGATGTGGAACAAGACCAAGGATCTGGTCATCTGGCTCCACCCAAACTCAAAGACCGTGCTGGACATCAACGCGCCGCACCTGGACCTCGATGGCTTCTTCCCATGCCCGCGTCCTGCGCTGGCGACGGTTGAGGACGATAGCCTCGTTCCGGTTCCAGACGGCTGCTTCTACAAGGATCAGCTCGAAGAGATCAACGAACTGACGGCGCGGATTTCCTCGCTGTCTGAAGCCCTGCGACTGGTGGTGATCTACCCAGCAGGGGCCGAGGGCGTTGGTGAGGCGGTCGAGGCTGCCATTGCGCAGACGGACAATCGCAGGACGTGGGTTCCTGTGGCTGGCCTGGGCAATCTTGCCATGCAGACGGGCGGCAAGCTTCAGGACGCTATCTGGGAGATGCCGGTCGATAAGGTGGCCGCGACGATCACGCAGCTCATTGCCCTGCGCCGCGAACTGATCAGCGACGTCTACCAGATCAGCGGCGTATCCGACATCATGCGCGGCGAGACGGACGCCTCTGAGACGCTTGGAGCGCAACAACTCAAGAGCCAGTACGGCTCTATCCGCATCAAGGACCGCCAGAACGAGATGGTTCGCCTGTGCGATGCGATCCTGAACCTTGCCGGCGAGATCATGTCGGAGAACTTCGCGCCGCAGACGATGATTTCGTTGAGCCAGACGGACTTGCCGAAGCAGGCTGACGTGATCAAGCAGCACGAAGCTGCGATGATGCAGGAGATCATGGCCGCTGTTCAACAGGTTGAGCAGGGCATGGCTCAGGGCCAGCCAGCGCCCAACCCGCAGCAGATTGAACAGGCCAAGCAGGCCATCGTCCTGAAGCATCAGAAGGAGATTGCGGAGGTCGTCACGGTCGAGAAGGTCTTCGAGCTGCTCAAGGCAGAGCGTATCAGGCCGTACATCCTCCAGATCGCGACGGACTCAACGATCCAGCCTGACGAGAACGCCGAGAAGACTGCCCGCTCAGAGTTCGCAATGGCCTTTGCCCAGATGTCGGGCGCTCTTGCTCCGCTGATGCAGGCCGCTCCCAAGGAAGCGGCTCCGCTGTCGGGCGCCATGCTCAAATTCGTGCTGGCCCCGTTCAGGGCAGGGCGCGAGATGGAGCAGGTCATCGAAGAGTTCGTTGACCAGATGACGGAGAAGGCGAGCCAGCCGCCGCCGCCCAATCCTGAAGCCGAAGCGCTGCAGATCGAGGCTGAAACGAAGAAGGCCGATCTTGAGGACCGCAAGGCCGAACGTGCGGCCAAGCTGGAACAGGCTGCCAAGGCGCAGGAAGCCGATGGCGTGAAGGCCGCTCAGGATGCCCAGCGTCAGGCCGATGAAGCCGAGCGCAAGCGTCAGGACGAGGCAATCAAGCGCCAGCAGGCGATGGAAGATCGCGCGCTGAAGATGCAGGACGAGGACCGCAAGGCTGCCGAGGCTGCACGCAAGGCTGAGCACGACGCCATGATGCGGAACATCGACCTGATGATGGCGCGCATTGCGATGGACACTGAGCGCCTAAAGATCATCTCGATGGCTGAGCAGGCAGACGAGGCCAAGCGCGAAAAGCAAGAGAAAGAAGCGCAGTTCGAGGCCAAGGAATACGAGCGCGAGGGCCGCGAGACGATGCGCCAAGCCGAGGGCGAGGCCAAGTCATCGAAGCGCGACGAGGCAATGAACGCGGTTCTCGCAAGCCTGTCTCAAGGGCTTGAGACGGTCGCGCAGGCTCAACAGGCGCTGGCTGAAAGCATGGCCAAGCCGAAAACTATCAAGTTCAACTCAGAAGGGCGGCCAGTCGGCATTCAATGAGCAAGTCAAACTCTTGGGAAACCGCGCTCCTGAACCTTGTGTTCAACAACACGGACGCGGCAAACATTGGAGATGCAACCGGCCTTCGCGGCTCGTCATCGGCAGGTTCGTTCTACGTCAGTCTTCACACGGGTGATCCAGGCGAAGCCGGCAACCAGACCACGAACGAATGCGCTTACACAAGCTATGCACGGGTTGCTGTGGCGCGTTCCGGTGCAGGCTGGACGGTGAGCGGCAACGCGGTGACGAACGCGGCGCTGATCCAGTTCCCGCAATGCACGGGCTCATCCGAGACGGCCACACACTTCGGTATCGGCACGGCGTCAACCAGCTCGGGCGTACTGCTCTACAAGGGCGCGCTGTCCGCTTCGCTGGCGATTTCATCCGGTATTCAGCCACAATTCGCTGCCGGTGACCTGGACGGCACTGAGGACTGAACGTGGCAGGCTTCCGCAACCTTCGCGCATGGACCGACGCGGACAACGCTGGGCAATGTCACTTCACCAGCTTCCGCAAGGCTGTGTCATCGACCGCCACGACGACGAGCGCTTGGATTGATTACAGCTACTTCCCCGGCTCGCCTGTCGCTAACTTCTACGCATCCTCACCGCTTGAAGCGGCTTATGTGGACGCGGCGCGCGGCATCCGTGTCCCGACCGTAACGCCTGCAACGCAATGGCTGCGCAACCTGAAGCTGATGAGCGCGGCGAGCAGCGCGACAAGCACGACGAGCGGGCGTC